ACAATAGTTAAATGGGCCGTTGATTATTCTAATATAGGAACTGGTAAAGTTTTCTTTAATACTGAAAACGTGGTTTTGCCTAGCCCTCCTTATACTTCCATAGATATTATTAGCGGCCCAAATGAATTAAGTACTGGTGCTTATATCTATAATGAGGCAACAGATAAATTTGACTATAGAGGTGATGTTGAATTTAATATTCAATTTAATGTTTATGGTAATGACTGCTTAAAAATAAGTGATCGGTTAATAGGTAGTCTAAGCGACCCTGATGTTAGAGCTTATTTTAAAACTAATAATGTAATTCAAACCAATGCATTTAATTTTGGGATTATACATGATGGAACTCTCCAAAATGTTAATTATTTAAAACGAAATGTTATTGAAATGAATTTTATAACAAATTCTATTTATGCTGGTATTAATCGTTTGGTTGAAATCACTATAGAGCCCGAAGACCAGTTAGAAAATAAGATGCAAACAATAGTACAAAATTTATAAGGAGTCTTTTAATGAATATTTCAAGAATTGCTCAAGTTAATGTCAGCCTTCAAACAGCAACATTATCACAGGCTGGATTTGGAACAATCTTAATATTAGGTAATAGTTCTTCAATACAAGGAACAAAACAGGTTCAAACACTTACATTTGATGCTGATATAATTACAGGTAATAGTTTTACTATGAACGTAGACGGGGTAACAATTGGAGCAGTTGGATTCAATGCTACTAATAACGATACGCTCGACGATATTGCTACAGCTATTGCAGCAGGCAATAATGTATTTAGAGCAGTAAGAATTAACACTAGAGCTATTGAAATAACTAGTGATAGTTACGAAGAAATAGTTTTGAGCGGAAACATAATAACAGGTGGTGCAACACAAGCAGGTTCAGTATTTACCGAAACTGTAGAGCAGCGTGACGAAATTAAGCGTTATACATCACTAGAAGGAGTTGCGGAAGATTTTTCTACTTCTACTATCGAATATCAAAAAGCAAATGCAGCATTTTCACAAACGCCAAGAATTGAAGAATTAAAGATTGGTAGACGACGTTCACCACAAGCGCAAGTATCAAACGTTGATATTACTACAGTAACTGACGATACAGATTATACTGTTGTTCTAAACGGTGTAACAGCTACATTTAATTCAGGATTTGGAGCAACAGCAACAGCTATTTGCACAGGTTTAGTAGCCGCAGTAAACGCATTAAATGAGCCAGTAACACTTACTAATAATGGTACTGACTTTGATATAGCGGCAGATATTCCAGGTGAATCAATTATTCTTACTGCTACTTCTAACTTAACAACTTCTGTCACAACAGATAATAAAGGAATGGCGGATGACATTCTTAGAGCTAAACAAACAGACAATAACTGGTATTTCTTACTAATTAACACTGAATTAGATTTAGACCTAAAAGAAGCGGCAAAGACAATTCAAACAATGGAAAAGCTTTTCTTTTGTCAGACTTCTGCAGCAGCTGTTAAAAATAATGCAGCTGATAACATCGCGGCAGTATTAAAAGGAAAATCTTATACACGTACAATCTTAAGCTTTACAGATGACACTACAGAAAATAGAGATGCTACTTACGCAGCAGCTGGAGCAACGTCTGATCCAGGTTCAATAACGTGGGTCTACAAGAAAGAAGCAGGTGTGACTGCTCCTGTATTAACGGCTGGTCAAGAAGCTAACTTAACTGCACTAAATGTTAACTACCAAGTAGTTGTTAAGGGAATCACTTTTTCTTTCACTGGTAAAGTTCTCGGTGGTGAATTTATAGATGTAATGCGTGGTATCGATTTCTTTACAATTCGTTTACAAGAAGACTATTTAGAAGCACAACTAAATTCTCCTAAAATACCTTACACACAAGCTGGTATTGATACTGTTTCACAGATCATTTCTACAAGAGCTGAACAGTGTATTGGTCAAGGGATTTTCGCATCATTTACAGTAACTTTACCAAGTTACTCTCAAACAACTGCTTCAGAAAGAGGTAATAGACTAATTACAGCTAAATTTAGCGGTGTGTTACAAGGTGCGATTCATAAATTAATTGTAAACGCGAATATAACTAACTAAGAGGAGTAAAGAATGAGTACAATCAGTTTAAAAGATGTTTCCTTAATTATTGACGGTGCACCAGTTCAAGGACTGGCACCTGAAGGAGTTACTTTAGCATTTACAAATGAAATTTTTACACATGTCCCAGGTGTAAATTCAACTACACGTTTAAAAAATGTAGATCCATCTGGAACAGTTGAAATTAACTTACTAAGCACTTCATCTTCAAATAATACTTTTAAAGGAATTATTGATGAGGATATGTCAACTAATAATAAACGATTTGGTTTTAGCTTAGTAGATAATATTTCAGGTGAAAGCTATCGAGGCGTTAACTGTTATTTTAACAAACGCTCAGATGCAGCATTTTCAAATGATTCCAACAACAGGGTTTACACATTTGTATGTCCTGAAATGATACAAGAGGCAGCAGCAGAATAAAATAAGATAAGGAATAAGATAAGATGAAAGAATTAAAACTAGATATACACGGAATTGATACAGCGATCTATAAGATGCGGGTTAAACCAGCTCACTTGTTATTTAATGAATTAATGGAAATAGCTTCAGGTGCATTTAAAGGTTCTTCTACTGAAATGGATATGATAGCTGGTTTTTTAAACATCTTAGGTAATAGTGACACTATTAAAATTTATGAACAAATGATTAGTTCAATTTTTGTAGATGGTAAGCAAGTTAATTCACTTGATCAATTAGAAACAAGAATTGAAGACCGTGTTGATGTTTTAGTTTATTTAGATGATATTCTTTTAGAATTTATTAAATTCCAATTTGAGAATAGATTTAATAACGCAAAAAAGAAGCTCGGCCTGGAGGGCAATTTCAGTCTAACAGGCCTTATGAGCAACCAAAATTCGACGCCCGAATCTGGAGAGTCGTAGGAGATGAAGAATTATCGGCCTCATTATATGAAGTTCAGTATAAATGGGACCTAGATGATTTAGATGAAGCACATGCATATTTAGATTACAGAGATAAAGAACGTGAAAAATACCGTAAAAGAAACGAAAAGCTAAATGGAACTAAATAATAAATGATTACAAGAGAACTAGTAACTAAATTAGGTTTTACTATAGATAAAAGAAAGTTCGATGCTTATGAAAGACTTGTTGCAAGACAAACTAAGAGTTTACGAAAACTAGGTGAAGAAAGTACTAAATTAGGTAAATCTTTATCTACTATGTTTAGTCTGCCTGCTATAGCATTAGGTGGATTCGCTGTTAAGTTAGCATCAGATGCCAATGAAATTGAAAGTAAATTTAGCGTAATTTTTAGATCTATATCTGAAGAATCAGAAAAGACAGCACAAAGCTTAGCCAAAAATTTTGGCCTATCAATTGTGCAGTCTAAAGAGCTTTTAGGTAACACTGCTGATTTATTAACTGGTTTTGGATTTACACAGAAAAGTGCATTAGATTTAGCTAATCAAGTTAATGAGTTAGCAGTAGATTTAGCAAGTTTCAATAATTTTTCTGGTGGTGCAGAAGGTGCAAGTGCAGCATTAACTAAAGCATTACTAGGTGAACGTGAGTCTGTTAAAAGTTTAGGTATACAAATTTCAGAAGATCTTGTTAAGAGACAAGTAGCAATAAACAATACTAAAGGTTTAACATTTGAAACTTTAAGACAGGCTAAAGCATTTGCGACACTACAAATAGCTCAAAGGCAATCATTAAATGCTGTTGGTGATTATTCTAGAACACAAAAAGAATTTGCAAATAGAACCAGAGAGTTAAGGGTTAGGTTACAAGATTTGGGAGTTGCGTTTGGTAAAATTTTATTGCCATTTGCTACTAAATTATTAAATGTGACTATAAAATTAACAGAGTTTTTTACTAATTTGTCACCGACTACTAAAAAATTAATTTTAATTGTCACGGGCTTAACTATTGCTTTTGGTGGATTGCTTTTAACATTTGGTTTATTATCAGGTGCTTTTTTAACAACAACTGTAGCTATAGGTAAATTAGTAATAGGATTGAAAGCCTTTTCTATATCAGCATTAGCGGCACAAGCATCAGCTTTAGCAATACCATTAGCAATAGCCGCTGGTGTTGCAGCTTTAGCTTTAGCCATTGAAGATATAATCTCATTTTTTCAGGGTAAGAATTCTGTTACTGAGATTATAGTAAATAAATTTAAAGAAGCATTTGATAAAGTAGGTAATCTAGCTAAGAATTTATTCAACAAAAGTATTTTTGGAAAAATTACTAATTTTTTAGTTAAGATGGGTGGTAGCATATCGCCTTCAGGTTTAATTACAGCAGTGCAGACAGAGCAGGCTATCCAAGCAGCACCTATAATTCCAAATACCACAAATAGAAATCAAAATAATAATATAAGTGTAAAAATAGAAAGCCCTATAACTGTAGAGGGTAGTGGTGATCCACAAGCTACAGGAGAGGCAATAGCTAATAAATTAGCTGATTCGTTTAAGACACAGTTATTTAACGCTAATAGACAAAGTAATTTTGCAATGGAGTACTAATGGCATTATTATCAGCATTTTTTCCAAGTAACAAACTAGTAAGCATAGAAAGCACAGCGTCAGATAATTCAACAATATATCTTGAAATAGATGCTGCACCTTCTGTATCTCATACACGTACCGCTAACGTCACATCATTTCCTGTAGAAACAGGTAGTAATATTAGTGATCACGTAACATTAAATAACAATGTTTTAGAGCTTAATTGCGTTGTTTCAGGTAATCCTTTTGAGTTTATTAATACTACAAGGCAGGTTTTTGATTTAGATCAAATTAGAAATCCTATGTCACGATTAGAAAAGTCAAAACGATTATTAAGGCAGTTAGGATCTGTAGGTGATCTTTTACAACGTAACGAATCAAGAATTGAAAACGCTTATAGATATTTAACAGAATTACATAAAAACAGAAACCCTATACGTTTAGTTACTGATTATGAGCTATATGAAAATATGGTTATGACTAATCTAAATATAAGTCAGACTGTACAGAGTGGTGATTCATTACAATTTACAGCAACTTTTGAGCAAGTAAACATAGTTAGTAATCAATTAATAATAGCTAGCTTTGATAAGCCAGTAGCTGAAATAAATAATAAAAAATCTTCTAAGTTAGGTAAGCAAGCAACAGAAACACCGACTGAAGCTGTAAAAGAAAAAGGCTCAAGTATAGCCGTTAAGTTATTGGATTTAATTTAGGAAATGAAATGGCAATAGTACAAATACCCGTTAGATCAGACTTAGGCGCACATGAATTTAATATTACTATTCAAAATCAAGTATATCATTTTAAAATATTTTATAATTTACGAGCTTCTAAATGGAATTTATCCATTTTTGATACAAGACTAAACCCTATACTACAAAGTATCGTATTATTAACTGATACAGATGTTACTAGGCAATTTAGACATTTAAATATACCTAAAGGTATTTTTCTAGTTATAGATAGTTTAAGCCAAGAATATAACCCGAAACAATTTGATTGGAATGATCGTAATTATTTTTTATATAACGAGGCTAGTTAATGTCACAATTTATAAGAGAAGCAAGGGTTTTAGTTGCTAATCAAGATGGACTAGGTGTTGAGTTTTCAAACGTTCGTATCTTATTCCAAGTATTAAAAAGCAGTGATTCATCTAGCAACACAACAGAAATTAGTATTTATAATTTGAATAACGACACATCGACTTTTTTAGAGCAAAATAATTTAACTATAGTTTTGATGTGTGGTTATAGATCTGCCTCAGACGATTTAAAAGTAATATTTGAAGGTGAGATTACAAATGCCGTGTCTACAATGAACGGTGCTGATAAAATTACTACTATCTATGCTGGTGACGCTGATACAGGTATTAATTTATCTGAGTATCAAAAAACATATAGAGCTAACACTAAAATTAAAACAATAATTAAAGAGATAGCTATAAGTATGAATGTCATAGTTGAAGATCAAAACATTACTGATATACCTGAAACTAGTTTTATAAATAGCTATATAGCTGTAGGTAGTACTAAAAAGCTTTTAGATGAGTTATTTAAAAAGATAGATCTAGAATGGTATATAAACGATGGTATCTTCTATGCACGTAAAAGAATAGACATCGAAAGCACTAACGCAATGCTAATAAGCTCACAGACAGGACTTATTGGCTCACCAGCACGTAAAAACGAAAAAAGCACAGGGCATAACGAAACAGAGGCAGGTGTGTCGTTTACAAGCGTTTTAAATGCTGAGTTACAAGTTGGTGAGACTGTTAATATAGAATCGATTTATGCAGATGCTAAGACACAAGGATTATTTGTTATTAAAGAAGTTAAGTTTGAAGGAGATACACATGGCACACCATGGTATACAAAATGTTTATGTTTAGGAGAAAAACAAAATGGCTCTAAATAAAGTAGAGGAACCCACTCTAGATAAGGTCATACAATCTTTTATAGATAAATCGCTATATCAAACTCATACATGTTTGCCTGGCATTATAGAAAGTATAGATATGGCTACAAAAAAAGCTGATATAAGAGTGGCCATTAAAACAAGAAACATACAGGAGCAAAAAGCAAAAGAGTTGCCGCTATTAGTTGATGTGCCAGTAACTTTCTTTCAAACAAGTAACACAATAATATCTGTACCAGTGAAAAAAGGTGATGATTGCTTAGTGCTTTTTAATGAGCGTTCACTAGATATTTGGAAGACAAATACGGTGACGAATATTGAGCAAAGAATAGTTGATCCTAAAGACCCTAGAAAAAATAATTTATCTGATGGTTTTTGTATACCGATAGCAAAACCTATAGGTACAGGCTTAACAGGTGATACTGATAAAATTAAAGTAGCCTATACCGAACAAAATCAACTTACAATAGATGAAGCAGGGCATTTAAAATATATAAATGCTGATGGTTCTATATTTGAAATAAACGGTAACACGTTAAAATTTACTAGTTCTGATAATGCTATTTTAAAAGTTGAGGGTGATGTTATGAATTTTACTAACCCTGGTGGTGCTAACTTTGATATCAATACAGCTGGTCAATTTGGTATAAGTAATACTAGTGGTAACGCATTCGGTGCTATATCAAGTTTTATGGGGAGTGCTATTTCAGCAATTTCGACACTAGGTCCAATTGTTATGCCACCGCCATCACCTGGCGTTATAGCACAAGTAGCCGCAATGACAGCCGCACAAACTGAACTAGATGGAGTGAAACAATAATGGATATTAAAACTACTAATAACGATTTTGTCATAGTAAATAATAATTTAGTCTTAGTAGAGAGTAGAGATTTTGTACAACAGAATTTAAAGCAAAGACTACAGACACTACTAGGTGAATGTGAATTAGATACAGCACTTGGAGTACCTTATATTGAAGAGATATTAGGTAAAAGAAGACAGCAAAGTATTGTAGAAAACATTTTAAAAGATGCAATTTTATCGACTCCAGGTGTAATAAAATTAAATAGTTTTTCATTAGAATTCGAAGAAAGTACTAGAATTTTAACTGTAAACTTTGAAGTGGCTTCTGAGAGTGGTACAATTATAATTAACGACGAGGTAGCACTATGACATTCGGTATAACAAGCACAGGCCCCAATTTACCTAATACGCAAGACTTAAGATCGCAGGCAGTTGCTAAGGCACAGGAGTTATTTGGCGATCAAATTAATACAGCAAGTAATAGCCCATTAGGAAACATCATAGATATAGATGTTTTGACTGCTAATGAAATTTATGAAAAATTACTAGATGTATATAATTCGCAATATCCTGATACTGCCACAGGTACATCTTTAGATAATGCTTGCGCTTATACTGGTATAACTCGATTAGGTGCGGCTAAAAGTACAGTTACTGCTCGTATATTTGGGGACTTAACTACAGTAGTTCCAGTCGATTTTGGAGCTAGTGTAGTTGATGATCCTACAAGTGCATTTGTCACTGTAGAAAGCGGTACTATAACTACAGGTATTAATGAAGTACAGACAATAACCTTTTCAGGTACACCTACAAGTGGGGTATTTAGACTCAACCATGAAGGAAATGAGACAGTTGATATTGCTTTTGACGATATTAATACAGATGTAGAAACAGCTTTAAATAATTTAGCTAGTTTAAGCGCTGTAACTGTTACAGGTGATTATACGACTGGTTTTGTCGTTACATTTGCTGGTGCTGATGGAAATCAAGAACAACCACTACTGACAGTCACTAATAACTCATTAGATGATGGTGCGCCAGTTACTGTAAGTGTTGCTGAAACAACTAAGGGGTATGCCCCTTTTGTTGATTTACGCATGAACTCAGTAAACACAGGTGCTATTTCGGCTAATGCTGGTACATTAACTGTTATTGATACACCGACGGCAGGCGTAACCTCTGTCACTAACTTATCAAACGCGGTTTTAGGTCGTGCTGTTGAATCTGATGTTGCTTTAAGACAAAGACGACAATTAAACTTGCAGACAACTCAAAACGGTACTGATGCAGGTATTAGAAATAAAATTTTAAATGTAGATAATGTGTTACAGGCTAAGGTTTCATCAAATAGAACAGGTGGCACTGTAAATGGAGTGCCTGGGCATAATATTTTTGCTGTAGTTTTAGGAGGTCTAGATGATGATATAGGTGTTGCTATAGAGTCAGCTAGACCGTGCGGTATTGATACATTTGGTTCAACCACAGTAACAGTTTCAGATAGCGAAGGCGAAGATGTAGATATATCTTTTTCAAGGCCAACACAGCAAGACATATATTTTGTTATAGATATAGTGCAAAATACAGATGCTAGTGAAGGAGCTTTATTTCCAGCCGATGGTGCTGATCAAATAAAAAATAAAATTATTGAATTCACTCAAAACTTTTTAATTGGACAAGATGTTATACAAAATCAATTTTATACGCCTATAAACGAAGTTGCAGGCATAATCGGAATTGAGGTTTATCTTGGCACAACACCTGCGCCAGGTGGGCAAACTAATATTTCAATTGCTAATGATGAAATAGCCGCTTTTAGTAGTGCAAGAATTACTGTTAATGTCACATGATAAATTTAGACTCAAATATAGTACAAGAAGGAAAAGACAAATTAATCACACAATATTATCGATCAGAAAATATTGAAAAGGTTTTAGAGATAGGCCTTGATTTACTTCAAGATGCTGAAACAATAGCGCATAGCCTTTATGAAAATAGAACTATTGAGGATGCGATAGGTGTGCAATTAGATGGTGTCGGTGCTATTGTTGGACAGCCTAGAAATGGTTTGACTGATGAAGTATACCGTTTACGAATTAAAGCAAAAATAGCTGAAAATAATTCAGAAGGTACTCGAGAAGAAATTATAAATATTGCTAAATTATTAACTAATGCAGAGCGTGTAATTGTTACAGAAAGACAAGCTGATTTTGATGTAACTTTTTATAATATTACAAACCCGATTGCATCATGGGATGAAGTTAAACAAGCTATTACAAATGCAACATGTTCTGGAATAGGTGTAACTGTTGAAGAGTCTCAATATAGAATATTTAGATTCTTAGATCGTGATGGGAATATACCTTCTGATGGTGGTGGGTTTAGAAATTTATATAATTTAAGAAGACCTACTGATGTATTTCTTTTTGATACAAGTGGTTCCGGTTTTGACGCAGGTGAATTAGCTGAGATAGCAGTACATGACACTGGGAATGTACTAAATCCTGATGCAGGACACTTAGTAACAATAAAATAATGTTTGAATTTAATGTTTTAATTTAATAAAATAAATATAGGAGTTTTTTAATATGTCATTACCTACAAAACCAACTTTTCATACAGAATTTGATACAAACCAAACAAACACACAACAACCAGCAGCATCGCTTACAACTGATGGTTATGTATTTGGTGACGCTCCAGCCTCACAGAATTTTAATTGGATATTAAATAATCATTACCTATGGGAAGAATATTTCGATAATGTTTTTGATGTTTTATTACCACTTTTTCATTTTACTGATGCAAGTAATCTTTTAGAAATAAAAAATAATGACGCTACATATACTGATTTTAAAATTAGAAATAATCAAGGCCATATGAAAGTAGAGGCTGGAAATGCAGCATTTATTACTAATGTAATATTATCAGGAGATAATATAGTTTTAGAAACACAAACTAGCGGTAATATTAATCTAAACGCAGATAATGGAATTGTTAATGTTGATTCACCTATACATCCCAATAGTGATGACACTTATGATCTAGGTAGTGCAACTAAGAGATGGCAAGATATATATGCAACTAATGGGACAATTCAAACATCTGACAGAAATTTAAAAAGAGATATTATTGATTTACCGTTAGGTTTAGATTTTTTAAATCAACTAAGAACAGTTAGTTATAAATTTGTAGATACTGAAACTGTTACACACACGAGAAGACATTTTGGTCTTATTGCTCAAGAAGTTGAAGATTTATTGTCTGAAGAAGAAATATCAACAAACGATTTTGCAGCTTTAATAAGAAATGTAGATGAAGAAACAGGTGAAGAAAGATATGCAATGCGTTATACAGAGCTTATTCCTTTATGTATTAAAGCAATACAAGAACAATCAGAACAAATTACAGCTTTAGAGGCTAGAGTAACAGCACTAGAAAATGGATAAAGAGCTTACAAAATTACAGTATACAGAAACTTTGAATCTAATAAGATCAGAAGTAGATCAGCAAATAAAACCTTTATCAAATCAGTTAAAAGATTTTACTGATAGACAAAATGAATTTAATAGTAAAGTCATGGACGCAGTGGAGCAGGTGGAGAAGTGTTTGACGAAGTTTCAATTGCAATTAAATTGGCGGCAAGCCTTATTATCTTTTAGTGGTGGATTTTGTGCGATTTTATTAGGCATTATTATGGAAAGGTTTTTTTGACTTGAAAGTTTCAAAAAATTTTATTGCACAAGAATTTATTTCAGAACCGCATTATTCTTATTTAATTGATCGATACAGTACTACTCATGGTTTTTTAGATGCATTCTATAGGTATATTGAGTATGACACTGTTATTTTAGCCCAGAACGTACGCGATTTTTTAGGTTATAGTATTATAATAAATGATTGGTATTATGGCGGAAATTTCCAAAATAGAGGCTTTAGAACATCAGACTTTTATAATACTGACAATAAATTCAAATTATCACAACATCAAAGAGGTTTAGCAATAGACTTTCATTCTAATTCAGACACTCCTGAAGAAATAAGAGATAAAATTATGCCAGCATATAAAGAATTAGGCTTTTGGCGAGTTGAAATGGACGTAAATTGGGTTCATATTGATCGTTGTAGAGGTATTTCTGAAAAGCTTGTAAAATTTTATCCGTAGTTGTAAAAGCATATACGTATATGTTATAAATAGGAGTAAGATCATGTATATAAAATTAGTATTAAAATATTTAAAATCAGTGTGGAATTATGTAATTCATAACGAGTCATTAAGAACGGCACTTTATGAAATAGCAGTTTCAAAATATGTTTTTGGTAATAAGGTTTTTAAAGACTTTATAGAAACAGAAAAAGTCGTAGAAAAATTAGAAGTAGCTCAACGACAACTAGACCGAGCAACAAGACTATTAGATAACACAAGTACTGAAAAAGCCGTTAAATTTATAAATGCAGACACTAAAGGCCCATTTAAGGATATCATTGCTAAATTTGCAAAAAACCGTCATGCAGGCTCCAATCATGGTATTGAGTTGGGTTTTAATGGACAAATATCTGGGATGCCAGCAAAGCTTGGAATCGGGTTTGACGACGATAAAAAAGTTAAAATCGGAGTTGGACCACTTGAATTTAAATTCTGATGATTAAATATTTTGTACTACTTATTATTTTAGGTGTTACTATTACGGCACAGACACTTAGAGGTGATTCTGTTAGAATTGATAAGTTAGTACGTGTATATGATGGAGATACTATCTTCGTTGATATATATAACTTTCACCCTTTGTTAGGAAGTAATATAGGTGTAAGGTTAAGTGGTATAGATACCCCTGAACTACGTAAAAAAAATGAAAAAAAACGTGCCTTAGAGCTTAAATATATTCTTATTGATAAGCTAAGAAGTTGTAGGCAAATATTTTTAAAAAATATGAAGCGTGGCAAGTATTTTCGTATTGTTGCTGACGTGTACTGCGGTGATGAAAATGTAAATGAATATATGTTAAAGCAGCCTGATGTCTATGAATATCATGGCGGTAAAAAGCGCAAACGTTAAAGGTGTCGAATTCGACACCATTATTATTCAGGTATATTTATAATAAACTTAGGGTATTTCATTAAAAAGCTTATATGATCTTCAATATATTCAGCCACTAAATCTTCACTATACTTATCTTCAACCTCACAAGTGTAATACCCTAATTGGTGGGCTATGTTATAAAACTCAAGGACATGATGTACATCAAATGTATAATGTGGAACGTCAATATTTACCTCATATTCTGTAAGAGCGTGCCAAGTCAATACCTCAAGCTTACATTTTTTAATCCACTCTTTATCGCATTCGACACAATTTTCATGTGGTATTAGATTGTTAGGTGACTCACAATTTATACAATCGCCATGTGTTAAATTTAAAAGCCTTTCAATAAACTTTTTTGCTTCAGAACTGGCATTTAGGTAAATATCATTTAACATAATTTAAGTTGTTTTTGATTCTTAAAAAAACTATCACACATCTTTATTATAACATCAGAAGGACTTTCCATGCTTGATTTGTTAGCTTTATAATAATCCTGAATAATAAGCCTATATTCAAAAGGTATGTGATAATTCATTTTAACTTTTTGATTAGTGCACGCACTATTATAAAGAGGTTTATGCTTATAAATAAATATTTTTTCGTAGGTTTGAGCTTGTGTAGTATTTTCATAAAAATAAATATTAACTTCAGTAATCTTATTAGATAATAACAGATCTTCAATAAATAAACTCTGATTATAAAGCCTATTACCAATACTAGAGCTATATCCTATATAGATATAATCCTCTTTATGTTTAAAACAATAGACAGCATTACTACTGACCATATTAGCGTTTATTAACTTATTACATAAAATCTTATATTGATTTATGTTTGTTATCTTTTCTTGTATCATTTATAGCCCATTTATATTCTATAGAAATTCTTATATTATTTCGTTTTTCATATGAATAGAGACCCGACCTTGTAACTTTGAAATAGTCACACAGTTCTTTTTTTGATCCTAATTTATTTAAAACCCTGAGTAATTCTTCAGGTTTTTCTGGAAGTTTAGACATATTAAAAAACGCATTATTTACCAAATACTAGTGTACTAACAAAGACAATTAAACTCAAGCTTAAAAAGTTTTTTAAATAATTTGTTGGTTTTTTATTAATTTTATTCAAAACATCATCATTGTAATTTAAGTGATAAATATTTTTTATTAACATATTATTTACCTTTTTTTTGGGCCGCCGAGACAAGGGGTGTATTTTTATCTAACTACAAAAATATATATTGGACTATAAATAATTGGGGAAAACTTCAAAAAAAAAAATATGGTTGGTTTCCTTGTCTCGGCATAGGTGAGATGGTATTTTCTCAATGCGTTTATAAATATATATGCATATTAAATGCCAATTAAAAAAGGCCTAAAACGTATATATGTATGCACTTTATACAAAAACTATTACATAAAATACAATTTGATAGGGGTCTGCGAGTTTAGTAACTGACAAACCCCTATACTATACCACTTTGTAGATAATTGTATCATTTACAAAAACAAAAAAAAACTACCGAACAGGGGAGTGGTAGTTTTTTTATACAATAATAAATTATTGCTGTAATAATATAGTGTAAATTATAAATTTTAAGTTGTTAAATGTCAATTTATATAAAAAAACCAGCTAGAAAACTAACTGGTAAAACGTATTGAGTATTTTCATTATACTATTAATATATACAACAAAACCACCGTAAAGGTGGCTTCGCTTTTATATATAAAATGCGTTTTTATATATACTATGATTTATGGTTGGGACCATGGTTTCACGGATAAATAATAACATAAAAAAAGAAAAAAAGAAAACCACCTAACTTTTTTTATAGGTGGTTCGCTTTTGTCTTAACAATTGGATTTGAGAAATACCATCCAAAATATAATCTAATTATAACAAAAATTTTACTATTTGAAAATACATAATTCATGTTATATAATTTCATCTGTCTAAACAATTAAATAGGAGAACGCCATGACAGGCTTTTTACAGCTCAAAAGAGAATTTTTAACTAGCGAATTTCGTCAGTCCTTAGATAGTAATACATTTGCTATCTATATGGATCTTCTTATAAATGCATATTTTGCTGATAGTGTTTATAAAAAAACTCCTATAAAAAGAGGGGATGTCATAACGGGCCGAAAGGCTTTAGCAAAGCGCACTTTTCTTTCAGAACAAAATGTAAGAACTTGCATTTCTAAACTGACTAAAATGGGTGTGATATCTAAAAAATCAACCAACAGATTTTCAATAATAACCATCAAGAATTATGATGAATATACATTGCAAAAAAATGAAAAAATTGAGGCTAAAAACGACAAAAATATAGTCGATAAGTTTTTACAAAAATCAGAAAAAAAAGTTCCTAAAAAGCAAATTAACCAGCAACATCAACCACAGAATAATAAGATCTCTAATAATAATATTAATATAACTAACGTTACTAATAGTAACTTAGTTACTCTAGTTGAAAAAAAGACATTTAGTTGTGATATAATTGAAAGTGAGGAAAGCAAGGTGAAATGGAAAGAATGCGAGACATATATCGAGAAATACGGTAATGAGTCAGAGGGTCGGTTAGTTTTTATTTATAATTTTTTAAATAAGCATATTAGCCAGAAGACAGATTTAGCCGCATTTGCCGAAATAATGCGAAATGACAGCAGTTTATGCCTTGAGTTATCTAAGCATTGCTTAAAATCGCAAAAACAACGTAATATCGCAAAAAACAAACCAATAAGAAATTCACAAGCTTATCAGCAAAATATTCTATACGCACTTAGAGGTCAGAGAGAATGGGATGTAGACGATATGTTAAATCAAACAAAAGCTTTTTTAAGATCATTTATAGAAAAACGTGTTAAAACTTTAAAATCAGAAGAAAATCGTGTTTGCTCTAACAAACTTAATAAAAATGAGCGTGGTAGGTCTAATGAGTGGGCTGAAATTTATGATAATTTAGAAGTTGGTATAAAAGAAATTATTCGTGAAAAAGCTATAGACTCATTAAAATCAGAAAATAAATTTTATAACCCAAGACAAAATTGTATAATTTTAAGGAATGAAATGAATACCATACTTGAACGAGACACAACTTATGGCTTTATACTTGAAAAGGAACCCTATGGCGACTATGCCCCCAAAAATAAGAAAGTACTATCTGCCAGCTAAGTTAGGCGCTGGTATGACAAAGGCAGGTGTCAGATGGTATAGAAGATATAATCCTGGCTCAAAATTGCAAACAGCAGTTACAGAAAAAAATCCTAGTGAGGCCCGAAAGAAAAGAAGAAAAGCGTATTGTTCAAGATCACTAGGTCAAATGAAAAAGTTTCCTAAAGCGGCTAAAGACCCTAATTCAAGGTTAAGACAAGCTCGAAAAAGATGGAGATGTTAAGGATATAAGATGAAGATAGATAAAGAAAATAAAGGTTTAATTTTTGCTAATACATTGAAAGAGAAAGAAAATCAGCCTGATTATAATGGCTACCTCAATATTGGCGGTAAGCAATATAAATTAGCGGCATGGAAAAACACATCTCAAAAAGACGGTAAGATGTATTTATCATGCTCTATAGAAGAAAACAAAGAAGAAGATCAGCAACAACAAAATAACTTTGAAAACAAATCAATGTCTGAACAAGGTGTTGAACTGCAAGAAGTGTCACCTTTTTAATGAATCAAACGACTCTTCCATGCGTGCAAACTGTTATAGAACAAAATAACAAAGAAAAGATACATACAATACATTCAGAACTAAATATTAAATTCGAACAATTGCTATGTAATTTATCATTTAACGAGCAATTAAAAGTATCTGAACATGTACTATCAGTCATTGATGGTTTTCTTTATTTAAAGAAAAATGGCTTTCATGGAAGCGTTACTGCAAGACGGTCAGATTTTAAAACGTGTCAAAAGGTAATAGTTAACGCAACACTTAAAAAAACCGTTAAAAATATAAATCAATCAGAAATAGTTACTTCTGAGCTAAAAATATTAGATAAACAATACAATAAATAAATGTATTAAAATGCCTTTATTTTTAATATAATAAATATATATGAAGTTCAATACATGTTGCCTTTGTTATAAAAAAACAAAAATATTATATAAATTAGCCCAAATTGACAATAAAAATATTTGTGGGTATTGTATTACAAACAATTTTAAAAAAATATGGACTATAAATGAAACAAAAAAAACTAAAAGCGTTTTTAAAAGCATTGTGGCATGAAAATAGTTATTACTCGTTTGATAAAAAACGGGTATTAATCCAATTTATTGAAAAAATAGTATGAAGAATTTAAGCTTTGGTCTTATTTTTGCAATGGCAGGAGTAAACTATAGCTTACAAATGGATGATATTATTAGTAAATTTATATTTTTAAATCTCACGTTTTATCCAATTAGTTATTGGTGGTGGAACGTATATAGAAAGGATAAAAAAAAGCTAGATGAAAAAACAAACTCAGTTGACATTAGTTAACGCCCAAAACACTCCCCCAAAAAAATTATCACATCATTCTTACACACGTAATCGTGTTAGAAAACATATTTCTATTAGCAAAGAAACTCATGAAATTTTAGAAAGATATAAAAACGATGTAAATAATATGGCATATGTCAAAGATATATATCGAACAATTAGTTACAGCGATATTATAGATTATGCAGTTGCCAGTTTTTTAGATCAAAAATAAAATTTGTTTAAAAGTAACCTCCAAAGGGCATATAATATATATGTAGTACTAATGGAGTTAGAAAAATGGCAATTACAAAAATTCGCCAAGAACAAATGAAACAATCGAGGGCATATACGGATACTATTGGGGCTGGTGAAGCTACATTAGTGACAGCCTCAACCGATTTAGAGTTCGATGCAAACGCAATAAGATCACAAATTAAAAGAGCGTATGGGGGATCTAATTGGTATGATGATATCGCAACAGTCAACGGAAAAAAGCGAGCAATAAGTGGCTTGAATACAGGTCTAGATACAATAGAAACTAAAAAGTTCTTTGCTTTTAGACAGGTGATTACCGATATTACAGTGGCAACAGCGGAAAACTTTGTTGGGCTCAGTGTTGCAGGTAATGCCGCACCGACTCAAACGGCGGGTGTAACTTCGAATGGGGCAATTGTTGCAGTCCTTGCCGCCGCTGAATTTGGAGCTAATAGGCTTACCGAAGTTGTTGGGGCTAACGCACTGTCACCAAAAAATCTTGTATTTATTCGTGATGCAGGAACTAAAGATGCGATTCGATCAGGTGAGTATCAAGTATATGGACTTCTACAGGCTGAAAACGGTGTCGTTCAGGGGGATACTTTTAATGATACTACTAAACGGGTCCAAATATCCTTTGTTATCAATTCAGGTACTGACACGCTAGTTGCGTGCCCAGTTGCGGATATTCAGGGAAAAACTATTGAGTATGTGTATTCTGATAGGGTTAATTTTGAAGATCTTCCAGAAGATTCATCATTTCCATTTGTTACGTTTGGTGATATTGCTCTCAGTGGTGATAATACGCTATCGCAGGTAATGCAGAATCAGGGTGCAACTCCAGTTGTCTCAACTTCTAACACCTTTATAAAAATTAGTGATGGTAACGAATTTACATTTCAAAACTCGGACGCGTCAGTCGACATATTTAGAGTAAGACATGATACCTTAGCAGGAGCGCAAATTAATAGAGTGAATTGCGGTGCATATTTAACGGTTGAGTCTGGCGGTGCTTTTCAAGAGGGTATTGAAGTTGATTCTAACGATCAGTCTATTCAAATTGGTGTTACTGCTGGACAAATTGACTCGGCTGGAAGTTTATCTTTGCTTACGACAGGTGCGACTTCTGATGTATCAATTTTTTCAAGTGGGGGTATTCTTTTTAATGATAAACACATTACAGCGTCAACATATACTGGAAATTTATCTTTAGCTACTACTACTCAAGAAATAACTGATTTTGTTAATAATTACGGGTCAGTATCTTTGATATCAGCTATCAACACAGCATCGAATACTGGTAATAGTATTATTTTAGAAATTCTTTTGACTAGTGATGTTGCAAATACAACGAGTTTCGATCCTAATACGCAAACAAATATCAATAGTGCGGCGATACCAGATTGGACAACCAATACAATTTCTACAGCCGTTATTTATATCAACGGAATCAGAAAGATTTATGGATCAGCATATGATTTTCAAGTAGGAACAACTGCAGCAGATGGGCAAATTTCTTTTAGTAGTAATTTGTATTCAGGTGACGTAATAACAATTGAATACACATAAATAAAAAAAAGATGATATAATTTAATGGGAGTGTTTTGGGCTAGTTTTCTAGCCCATACTTATTATGATAAACGAAAAAGAACAACTATTATTATCTGTTAAATTAGATTTTGAAAAACGAATAAAAAACACAGAGCAAAATATTTTAATTACTACAAACTGTGTTTCACATTTAGAATCAATTATTAATCATTTGTCACAAGCATTTAAAAATACTTACAATGATAAACAGAACAAAGAACGAAAAATCACTGATAGTGAGTTAAATTATATTCACGAAGTTTTTAATACCACACTTAATTTTCTTGTTTCTGATTTTGAACACAAAAAAATAGATATACATAGGGCTGAAGGAAAAAGATTGCAGGCCATAGAAGCAATATCCTTACTTGAAAGCCAAATTTCAACATTAAAACATGCTGAAGAATACCAAAAAAAATCACAAGAAATTGACAAAAAAACAAGAAAAGCAAAACAGCCTAAAAAAAATAAAACTATAAAAAAATGACAACTATCGTAGAAAATATTTCTAACCAAATACCAAATTTAGAAAGCATCTATACAACTACTAATATTTTAACTGATGGGGTGTTCATTACGTTAAATGGAATTGCTTTAAATCAAGATGCTGGTGACTTTGAAATACGTACCCAAAAATCTTTCTTTTTAAATGCAGTTTTAGAAGCTGGTGAAGATGAGTTGATCGTTTTTTTTACAAGGAATATATATGATGTTTCTAGTCAAATTGACGGTAGTAGACGAATATTTAATGCTGTAGAAGGTGATATATCAAATTTGCCTTTTTTAGCAATTTATAACGGTCAATTTATAAATACTACAGAAATATCTGATCAATCATTTAGTGTTGGTTTTATTCCTATACCTGGTGATTCCTTAAGATATATTCGTAGCTTACATGTGGTTTCAAATGATAAATCTTTTTTAGTTACGGGTGAAGTAAAAAAAAACGATGTATTGGGAACTGTATCTAAAAACAATTTGACTGGTACTGTAAATTTAAATGAAATTAATGGTACTATCGGTTATAATACAATTACAGGCACAGTAGAAAAGCAAACTTTAGTAGGTGAAATAGAAAAATGAGTTGCAACAATATAAATTATTTAGAATACTATCCAGGTGATAATAACGAAATTACAGTTGATATTGCATATTCTGATGGAACCTCTATCGATAATTTGCAAAATGACTTGGCAAACGTTATTTTTGAGGCACAAAATAGTACTGGTAATGCTGTATTAACACTACAAATGACAGATGATCCAGCACGTATCGCTTATTCAAGACATCAAGGCAAGGACCGTTTAACAATTTCGCCACTTGTAGCAGATATGGCTATTGCTGTAGGTGAATACGATATATATTTAAAAATTATTTTAGAAGACCCTGATAGAAATCATCACATAAAAATGTTTAAAGATGGTGTTCAATTAACTAAATTAAAAATTTTAGTTGGTGGTATAGCTTAAAAATAATTAAAACAATCTTCATCTGTACCCCAACCCCCTATAGCACCACTCTCTAGTGCATTATTTATAAACTCTAATTGGTCTCTAGTAGGCTTTTTACCATGACGTTTACATTCCCAAAATATAAATTTGCCATTGTCTGTAAAGCCTATAATATCTGGCTGTCCCTTAACTCCAAACTTAACAGTACGCCAAGATCCGTCTTTATTCTGATATTTACTAGCACCAGTATTATTGCGCCAGACTGTATAACCTTTTTGTCTAAGGTAGTATAAACAGTTATTTAGTATTGCTGATTCAGGTATCTGTTTGAGGTAGTCTGCTTTGTTCAT